CGGGCCTTCGGCGCCGTCGAGGTAGCAGTATTCGACCGTGCCAACCTGGCTGTTGGATGCGGCCAAGTACCACGATGTGGCGCTGTTGGCGTCCAGCACGGGCTCAACCACCGGCGTGACTTCGGTGCGGCCACCGACGCGGAATTCGTTGATTTCCGCTTTGGTTGCTGGCACGTAGTTGGCGCTGGTGAGGTTGTAGGCGGTTTGCTCCAACGCGGCGGGGACGATCAGGAACGATGGCGCCAGGTTGAGTTCTTCGGACTGCAAGCCTTTTTGCAGGCGCATGGCGGTGCGGCCTGCACCCAGGGTGGCGATGGCCAGGGCGCTGGAGGTGATCAGGTTGGCGTGCGTCGAGTGGAACAGCGCCACACCGTCTGCCAGGTTGGCATTGGCTGTCAACTGGGCGTAAACCGTGCGGTTTTCCAGGCGGCGGGCAGCGAAACCAAAGGCGCTGACCATGCGCTCGAAGGCGCGTAGGTCGTCGTTAACGATGGCTTGGCGTGTGAGGGACACGATGCGGCCATAGGTCAACATGGCATAAGTCTCGCCACCGTCGGACATGGCGCCGTACTTGAATTCACCGGCTTCGTTGGTTTGCAGCAGGTCAGGGGCACCGGCGAGTTGCACCACGCTCATGTTCTTGAAGTCAGGCGCATTGGGTGCGCGGCGTGCCCACATGGCGTAAGTACCGGCGTTTTCGTCATACGCGCTGCGCAGGCGCTTGTTGGCCACGTTGGCGAACAATGTGGAAAAGTCCGAGGTGCCCATGGGGCCACCAGCGCGGAAGTTGAGCATGCGGCTGGCCAGCGTCATGCGGTCCAGGCCACGGGTGCTTTGTCCGTGCGCTTCCAGGAAGTCGCGGCCCATTTCGATCAGGCTCAGGCCCCGGTATTGTTTGCCGTTGTCATCAAGCACGGTGCTGGAGGCAATGCGGTGCAGGATGGCTTGTTCGAGGCCTGCCATGCGCACGGTCATTTCGTCTTGCACAGTCTCGATGCGGCCCACGTTGCGGTGGCCACCGGAGGCGGCGTCACGGCGGGCCAGCTCGGCCAGCACGGCCAGGCCAGCGGCCTCGGTGCTTGAGCCTGCGCGGATCAGGCCAGAGGCCAGGGCGGGTACGCCGTGGCGGGTGCAGAGGTCTGCAATGTCGGCGCTGCGGGTATCGGCCGCGGCTTGGGTGGGTTGCACGGCTGCGGGTGCAGCGGGGGTTTGTGGCGTTGCGGGTGCGCCGCCGGTGTCAATGCTGTTAGGCATGGTGGTTCCTTCGAGAATTTGGGCGACGGCCCGGATTGCTTCGGCGGTGGCCTCGGCGGTGATGGTGTCGGCGCTGGTAGCGGTAGCGCCGACGGTGATGAATTCGCATTCAGAGCCGGTCTGGTCTGAGGCGGCACGGGTGGTGGCAGCGGCATCGAAGCCGATGGCCACAAAGCTGATTTCTGCGGGCATCCAGGAGGTGGCGCGGTACAGGGGGACGTTGCCGCCATCGGTGCGGTTTTGCGCCGGGGTGATTTCGTACTTGCGCACGCCGTAGCCCACGCTGATGTTTTGGATGATGCCGGTTTCGATGTTGCGCACGATGCTGGCGTGCTCAGGCGCATCAGACAGGCGGATCATGGCGCGGCCTTCGCCGTTGGCCAGCCAGGCGCGGTCAACCACGCCGATGGTGTTGGCCAGGGTGGGCTCGTGGCCGTTGAGCACGGGGGCAGATCCTGAGCCGATGCGGCTCATGTCCACAGCGTCAGCGGTGACGGCCAGTTCTTCTTCATAAGCCTGCCCGGTCCATGGGTCGCGGCGCATGCCACGGGCGCCGGTGGTCCAGATGACCTCAACGCTGCGGGTGGCGGCGTCAAAGGTGCTGGGCGCTATGCTGGCGGCACGCTGCTGCGTGGGCAGGAAGCGGGTTTGCGGGGTGGTTGCATTTGGCATGGCCCGGACTTTGCCGGGTTGGGTGTCTCATTTTTAGGAAAAGTGAGACGATTTGATTTGTTATGCCGCGGGCTTGGCCGGGACCGTGGGCGGGGCCTGGTTGGTTTGCAGTTGCAGCATGATGGCCAGGGTGCCGTCGGCGGTGAGGCGGTCAAAGTCGCTTTTGAGTTCGGCAAAGACCAGCTCGGGTTTGTAGCCGCGCTTGCGCAGTTTTTCGCTGATAGTGGTCAGACCACCGCTGATTTCGGCCAGATCCGCTTTGACATCCTGCTCAGGGTTGACGTAATCCCATTTCGGGGTGGCCCAGTCAACGGCAGATTCTCCGGGGCGCATCTTTCCGGCCATGGTGGCCGCTTGCACAAAAGCATCCCACACGGGCTGGCACAAGCGAGGCACCAGCGTGAGCCATTGCATTTGCTCGGCGTTGCGCCTGAATTCAAGCATGCTGACCCGTGCGCTTGAGAAGTTGACCTCGCGCACATCGCCGGTCATCATTTCGTAGGTAACGCCCATGCCGGCGGCGATCAGGTGCAGCTGGTGCTTGACGTAATCGGTATAACCCGCCATGGCTTTGGGCTCCACCACGGTCAGGTTCACGCCGCTTGGCACCTGGGTGATGCCACCACTGGCCAGCATGCCAAGCTCGCCGGTTTGGCGAACGGTGGTTTGCGACTCGGATTCGGTCATGCTCATGGCGGTCACGTCACCACTGGCCAGCACACTCAGGCGGGTCTCTAAATTTTTGCGCTGCAGCTCTGCGTCTTCGTAGAGTTGCAGGTCGCGCACGCGGCTGATCACCGGGGACAGGCGACTAAAGCCCCGGCCCTGCCCTGGGCGCTGGCTGGCAAACAGGTGGATGATGCGCTCTGCGGGTACGGGGTAGCTGGCGGTTTTGGCACGGCGGCCCGGCATGAGTTCGCCGGGGTGTTGGTCCCAGATCCAGTAGGCGGTGATCTTGCCCAGGGGGTCGTATTCGATGCCGTTCATGATGGCGTTGGCGCCGTTGCTGCCCATTTTGGCGCTGTCGAGCCAGTCGATTTCAAGGACTTGGATTTGCAGTGGCACGGGCAGGCCGTCTTCAGGGCGGCGGGCACGCAGGCGCACCAGCACCTCGCCGTCTTGTTCCATGGCGCGGTAGGCCAGGGATTGCAGGCCATAAAAGTCGCTGCGGCCATCGGCGTCGGCTACTTTGACCCAGGCGTTCCAGAGGGCGTCAATTTGGGTGGCATTGGCGCTGAGTGAGCGCGGGGTGATGCCGGTGCCGATGGTGTTGGCGACCAGGCTTTCAATGGCGCGGGAGACGTAGGGGACGTTTTGCACCAGGCTGCGCGCGCGGGTGCGCAGGGTGCTGCCGTCGGCCAGGTGGTCGGTGTTGGCGCTGGCACCGGCGCGCTTGGGCCGCCATCCGTCTTTGGTGCTTGCGCCTTCGTAGGCGCGGGCGAGCATGTCACGGGCGCGCAGGCGGCGCAGGCCTGCGTCGGGGTTGAAGGCGCCGACAAATTTGTCAAGGATGGTGGTGGCAAGGCTGGCCATGATCAGAAACCCCGCGCTGTGGCAAAGCGCACTTGGTATGACCCGCGGCGCACGGCGCTGGTGGTGGCGGTGCTGGCGAGTTCGGCGGCGATGTCGTCGCGGGCTTTGCGCAGGTCGTCTATGGTGCGGTAGACGACTTTGCGACCTGCGACTTCGACGCTTTGTTCGCCTGACGCAATGGCGGATTTGATTGCGTCGAGGTCAGTTTGGGTGTGTGCCATGGTGGGATCTGCTTTGTTTGTTGCCGTGAGTGGTGGCACGGTAACTGGCACGGTGTCTCATTTTTAGGAAAAGTGAGACGGTTTGTGGATCACCCTCCGGCCTTCAGTGCTTTGTGCATTTCGATTTCAATCTTGTAGATGTGGCTCCATGTCTGACCATCCAAAGTAACCTCGACAGGATCACCAAGGCCTTGTGCCAATTTGAAATCTGTCACAACTACGTTTGTCTCAAGGATGGCGATCAGCTCTTTGAGATGGGTAATCAATTTTTCGTTTTTTGTCATTATTTATGTCCTTGGGTTGTAAGAAATTTAACAGATGGTCCGGGTTGCTTGAGCACCCGGTACACCGTGGCGCGGCTGATTTGCAGGCGGCGGGCGACTTCGGTGGCGTTGCGGCCATCGAACAGGGCCAGCACCTGACTGACTGTTTGCTGCCGTGCCGTGGCGGGGCGGCTGGCAATGTAGCATTCCTCGCCCCGGAACTCTGCGCGCACGGCGGCTTTGTGCTTTTGCACGCTGTCGGCGATTTGCGGTAGCTCGGCCATGATGTAGTCAAAGATGCGGTCGACCAGGTCGGGCTCGGCTTGCAGGGCGGCGGTGAGTTTGGGGGTGGGGTCTGGTTTGGTCATGGCGGGTGTATGGGGTTTACCAGTCGCGGGAGAATGGGCGGGCGGCTTGCGGGCGTTGGGTGATGAAGGGTTGCGGGTCGGGCTGGGTGGATATGGTCTTTGGCGTGCTATCTTGTTGGTAGCTGTCTGCGCTTTGTTGGTATGGGCTGGAGGTTGTTTTTATGGCTTGCGTGTCAGCTTGCGCCGGGCTGGCACCATCGTCTGTGGCAAACAAGCTGATTTGGTTGGGGTTGAGCGATGCAGCCAGCTTGTCCCAGTGGGTATCGTTGAGCTTGTGCAGGCCCAGGTATTGGGCGGCGGCGGTGTTGTAGACCATCAGGTCGAGGGCTTCGTTGCGGTCGGCTTGCTTTTTCTCCCAGCGGCTCAAGCGGTGGCCATGGCGCCAGAGGGTGATTCGGTATTCGGCGGTGAGCTGGCGGTAAAAGTCTTCGGTGAGCTGGTGGCTGAAGTGGATTTGACCCACGCCGGTTTTGACGCGCCAACGGTTGGCAAGGTAGTCTTTGGCGGTGTCGGTTCCGACAAACCAGAGCTGGGCACCGTGGGGTTCGGTGCGGCCATTCCAACGCACTTCGACCGTGCTGGGCTTGCTGCTGAGTACCGGCCGGCCGGGTTTGCTGGCACCTTTGATGCTGTAAATGTGGCGGTGGCGCTTGGTGCGGGTGTAGTTGTAGACCTCTTGGGTGGCGCTGCCTCCCGAGTCGACAAAGCAGGCGCGGATGGGTAGGGTCTGGCCAAAGGCGTGGGGGTAGCGGGTTTGCAGTAGGGTGTCAAGCTGCGCCCAGGTTTGCAGATCTGCCGGGTCGCCACGGATGACCTGGTAGTCAATTACCCAGCATTCAAGGCCACGGCCCCAGGCCACAACGAGCATTTCAAGGCGGTCGGCTTGGGTGTCAACCGATGCGGTCAGAGTAAGGCCACCGACTGGGACGGTGCCGAGCTGGTAGGGATCGGCGCGGGCCATGAGTTCTTCGGCTTTGGTTTGCTCTTTTTGGCGCTCCCAGCTTTTGGCTAGGCGGGTGTTGTAGAAGGCGATCATGGCCTCTTCGCTGCCTTCGTCGAGTTGGGATTTGGCTTTTTTGTATTCGCGCAGCAGGGCTATCCATGGCAGCCAGCCATAGGGCAGAAACATGCCGCTGATGGTGAAGGATTCTGTTTCGCCATCACCACCCATGCCGTCGGACCAAGCGCCCTTGGCGAACATGCGGGGCTTGTCGCTCTCGGTGTGGATGGCGCCGCAGTGCATGCAGGGGTAGAGGGCGCCCTGCCCGTCTTCTGTGGCGATCAGGC